TAATGGCAGTTAAATTACTAATCAATGGTAAAGCAGGAGCTGGTAAGACAGACCTTCTACGTACCCTAGGAAAAGAATCATTCGTTGTATCTAGAGATGCTAAGTCTTTCTCATTGAAAGTACCTCATATGCTTGTAGATACATTCTATGATATGAAGACTCTCTGCTTTGGAGGTAACATCACAGTAGATGGGGAGAAGACTCACATTGATGGTATCATGGATAAACTAGAACTGTTCAATGAACGCTTTGGTTCATATCCAGAGATTGTTGCTATTGATTCAGTATCTCAAATCTTCATGGATGTCATTGATAAAGCCTCACAGAAGCCTAACGTCTATGGAAGTCAGGGAGCTGAAGTCACTAAAGAGATGGCTATCCTTACCAGCTTCATTCATGAAACATTAGAACTCAATGGTATCTCTGTCATCTTACTCAATCATGTTATTGAAGAGAAAGCTGATGGTAAGACCACTGGTAACTATATCTCATTTGGATCTGGTAAGTTCCTTGAGAAAGGTGGCTTTTACAGTACGGTCAATGAATCTATCACTCTTGTCTCTGAGCTGAAACATCGTGCAGTATATATGAGAGGTGAAGACAAGCAAGCTCGTACAGCTATCATTGATCTTCCAGATAAGATGTATGTAGCCAACACAGTAGACCCGTCTAAAAGCAAGTCCTTAAAAGAAGGTGAAGAGTACTTCTCGCTTAAAGCTCACATTGATCTTCTCTTATCGCAGCAGACAGATCTAGCTGAGTGGTCATTTTAATGTATGAATGGCTCTTGATTATTAGACTATCCACCTATGATACAGAACAAACCTTATTAGAAAAGTTTAGTACTGTACAAGAGTGTAAAGAGGCTAGTAAGCTTATTCATAAAGTTCAAAGAACACCATCCACTTATCTAGACACAAAAGCAGTATGCTTAAAAGTATTAAAAAATAGTTGATACATAGTATCTTAGAGTACGGGATGTTACCCACTCAGAACATATAAGGAAATATACAATGGCATTTTTTAAAGTAGACGTAGCAGCAGCTGCTAAGAACGAAGGCGGTAGCAACACAATCAATAAGTCAGGCATCTATGATGTGACACTCAAGAACATCATCGTTGATATCAACGATAAAGGCGCTCGTACTCTCAATCTATTTGTAGATAACAATGGTACAGCTCAAGTAATGTATGGTGCTATCCGTCTTGATAACAACGATGGTACACCTAACTTCCAAGCAAGTCTATTCAGCAAGCTAGCAGTAGTCTGTGGAATTGAAGACATCAGTGACCCAGAAGAAGCAGAGCTTCCTATCGGTAAAGCAGGAGCTATGAAAGAAGTAGCTATCCTTCCTGACTTCCAGGACATCGAACTGAAGATGCGTGTACAGATGGAATACTCAGTAGTTCCAGAAGGTTACGCTAAAGCAGGACAGATCTCTGAGAAGAAAGTAATCAAAGCATTCTATACAGACTCTGGTGCTTCAGCAGAAGAGATCCTCAATGAGACAGAAGCTGGTGTCAAACTTGCTAAAGACTTGGCTTATGCTGAGAATGTAACATACAAAGATGGTCTAACTGAAGAAGCTATAACTGCATGGATTGCTGGTGGACGTGACTCTGGATCAGCTCCAGCATCTACTACCAAAGCAGCACCTAAAGCATCTTTCGGTAAACCATCATTCGGTAAGAAATAATGGAACTCGTATCAGAAGCAATAGATGCTTTTGATGTAGATCCTTGCATCATTGCTACTACTATTACATTTGAGAATTCACACCTAGTTGCCCAGGCATTGAAGGACATTGATCCTACTATTGCTAGAGCTTTATATGATGAGCTGTCCTACTGGGCAGAACACAACCAAATCTAAGGATCACCATGTTAGAACAATTCAACACACTCGTATCGAAGTATCAGTCAGAAGTATCACTATATGCTTCTAAGCCTACTAAGGCATCATCTAAGCGTTTACGTGATCTTATCAATCAGATGCAGAAGCTTGCTGTTGCTACTAAGAAGCATCTCATCGAGTTAGATAAAGGAGTCTAAATGGCTCTCTTTATTAAATTTGCATGGAGAGTGCTTATCTCTACCATCATTAGCATTATTGCTAGTATCACTAAACGTAAAGTATTACGTCACATTGGAGTATAACTATGACTATCACACTTAACACAAAGGAATTCGATGAGGCTGTACTACTTTGGCTCAAGGAGCAAGGCTTCAGTACTGACCGTTTCAATATTAGTACTAAGCTTACTGTTGGTCGTGGGGACCTCGGTGCTGGTACTCGTATGGAGGTAACACTAGATCCTATTACTACTGTAGCAGAGCCTGCCAATATGTTTGTTGCTATGAAGATGGAAGCACCAGTATTACCTTCAGTAGCTGTTCCTCGTCCTGATCCATTCAAAGACTGGCCCATCATTCAGTAGAGGACATGCAGATGAGTAGAGACTGGAATTCATTACCAGCTTTAAATGGTTTCACCAGCTATTGTGTATGAAACCATTTTATAGTATAATACAGTATCTTAATTTTAAAGGATACATATGTGCTATATAAAGTGTAATAGATGTGGTAAAGAGTCAGATAGTTATACAGATGCCTTAGACACATTTATAAGATACAGTAGATACACAGCAGGATCAAAGAAATTTAGACCTATGTGTAAGCAATGTAAAAAAGATACTACTATTCCTACACGAAATAATGGAAAAGATGGGTATAGAGAACGTGAGAGAGAGACAAATAGGAATAGAAGAGCTAACTACTATTCAGCCAATGTGCTAAAGATTAAAGAGCATTTAGGTGGAAAGATAGCTTGCTCTATTTGTAACTATGAGGATGAGTGCTTTGCACCATTTGACTTTCATCATCTAGACCCTTCTACTAAAGAGTTTGGAATTCATAAGAAGATAGATATGTCTCCTTTTGAAAGTTGGAAGACTGAAGTAGATAAGTGTATCTTAGTATGCAGCAACTGTCATAGAAAAATTCATTCAAAAAGGTGTACAGATGTTACAGCTATTACATAGTAGAAGTTGGTCAGGCTTACCTGACTTTTCCAAAGCATTGTATAAAGAAACTTATTTTTTACCCAACGAAGATTATGATCAATGGGTACATAGAGTAAGCAATGCTTATGCCAACGATACAGAACATGCTGATCGTATGGCTATATATTTAAAAAATTACTGGTGGCATGGTTCAACGCCTATTTCATCTAACGCTGGTACTGATAGAGGACTTCCTATATCATGCTTCACTAAGAGTGTTGCTGACAATAAACCCTCCATCTTCCAGAACTATAATGAAGCATTTAACCTTGGTGCTTATGGTGGAGGTATTGGTACTGACTGGTCTAAGGTACGTTCAGTCAATGAATCTGTAGGACCTCATGGTGGAAAGTCTTCTGGACTCATACCATTCTTAGGTATCTCAGACCGTAGTACTCTTGCCATCAGTCAGGGAGGTCTTCGTAGAGCTTCTGAAGCTACATACCTTGATATCTCACATCCTGAGATTGAGGAGTTCATTGATATCCGTAAGGAGACTGGTGACAGTAGCCGTAGAACTCCTAATCTCCATCATGGTGTGGTTATCTCTGATGACTTCATGCATTGTGTCTTGAATGATTACAACTGGAATTTATTATCACCAAAGACTGGAGCAGTAGTTCGTACTGTATCAGCTCGTAAGCTATGGTCTCAGATCCTAGAGGCTCGTATTACTACAGGAGAACCTTATCTACTATTCATTGATACTGTCAATGACTTAGCACCAGAGGAATATAAGAATGAAAACATCAAAGTTACAACATCTAACCTCTGTACTGAGATTACGCTTCGTACTGACGATAACCATAGTGGAGTTTGTTGTCTTGGTAGCATTAATCTTGAGTATTGGGATGAGTACCAACATTGTTTTGATCAGTTCATTGCTGATTGTTCTGATTATCTTGACAACGTACTTCAAGACTTCATCAACCGTACTGAGCATCTCAGTGGATTCGAGCGAGCTAGAGCAGGAGCCATTGACGAAAGAAGTATCGGACTTGGAGTAATGGGCTTCCATTCACTTCTACAGTCTAAGCTTATTCCTTGGGAATCCTCTATTGCTAAAGGTCTTAACATGAAGATCTTCAGTATGATTAAGGAATCAGCTGATAATCATAATGATGAGATTGCTAGCTTACATGTAGGAGGTCATAAGTGCCCTATGTCTGATCGTAATGGAACATTGAAACGTAACATTCACGTTACTGCTATTGCTCCTACCATGAGTATCTCATCATTGTGTGGTGTTACTTCATCTGGTATTGAGCCTTGGGTCACTAATGCTTTCACTAAGAAGGTTAAGCAGGGATCTTTTGCTATTAAGAATAAGTATCTTGAACAGTATATCTCTGACTTCTTTAATGAGGCAGGAGAAGGATATCCTAGTGCTTGGGAATCTCAGCAGTGGGACTCCATTAAGAAGAACAGTGGTTCTGTACAGCATCTAGATTGGATGCCACAGAATATTAAGGATGTATTCAAGACTGCTTTTGAGTTAGATCAGCGTTGGCTGCTAGAGTTTGCTGGAGATCGTTCTGCTCTCATTGATCAGGGACAGTCACTGAACATCTTCATACCAGCAGGATCATCTGTACAGTTCATCTCAGACCTTCACATTCTTGCTTGGAGGAAGAAGATCAAGTCACTATACTACGTCCGTTCTACTGCAGGAGTATCAGCTTCTACTGCATCAGGTGAACGTAAACAAATACAACATAAGGAAATAGATATGATGTCTGATACCTGCTTAGGCTGTACATGAATAAATACTATGCATTTACTGAAGATTGTAAGATATCTTATTTAGGTGAGTTTGAGTCTATGGGAGATGCTATGGAGCATTATTCAGATATAGATTCATATGTATGGTTTATGTCTGCACATGACCTAAACCAATTATACTTTAGTATAGGAGAATACTTATGAGTACACTCATTCACATTAATGGTATTCCCACATTCAAGTCTTCTAAAGGCTTTCGCTATCCTAAATTTTGGAATTATTACAAAGAACATGATCGTGCTCACTGGACTGCTGATATCATATCACTAGCTAAAGACATTCAGGACTTTGATAGAGCTTCTCCTAAAGAGAAGGATGACATCACTCGTACCATGAGACTATTCACTCAGCAGGAAGTATCAGTTGAGAATGGCTATGCAGTCTTACTTCGTATCTTCAAACCTATTGAGGTACAGGCTATGCTATCGAACTTCATGGCTAGAGAGTTTACTCACATTGAGAACTACTCTCTATTCACTGAGACCATAGGGCTTCCTAACAGTATCTATCAGGACTTCCTTGATATACCTGTTATGGCTTCTAAAGCTGATTACCTTGAGAAAGCTAAGGTCAAGAAGTACGAAGAATACAAGGCTATGAACTTATCAGAGCTTGCTCTCGATAAAGTATTCCGTAGAGATGTAGCTCGTATGCTTGCCATCTATGCTGGAGGTGCTGAAGGTATCTCTCTCATGGCACAGTTTGCAGCACTCCTTAAGTATCAGTTCTCTGGGAAATACCCTGGTCTTTGTACCATAGTAGAGTATTCGATTAACGAAGACACTAGTCGAATTAAAAGGTTTTGAATTGCTGGGAAGCCTAAGTGCATAAGCATATGGTAATCAGCAGCTAAGGTTGCTACCCTAAGATGAAACTAATCATTCATATGTTATAGTGATGAAATAATACACGAAGGACATACATGAGAAAGTTTCATCATAAGTTTAAAAGATATAGTGCAGATACAGATGGCAATATCTATGGTATTAGAAAACCAATGGTATCTGTAATGACAAATAAGACAACTGGTTATGCAGTAGTTACATTACGCGAAGGTAATGAACAAAAGCAGTACAGAGCACATAGATTTATCTATGAGTGTTTTCTAGGAAGACCTATTAGAGATGGTTTTGTTATAAACCATATAGACGGGAATAAGCTCAATAATGCTATTTCTAATCTAGAGGAAATAACTTACAAAGAGAACACTCTACATGCTTTTGCTACTGGTCTATGTGCGCCTAAGAAAGGCGAATTAAATGGATGTGCTACTATTACAGCAGAGACAGTTAGAAATATCATAAGAGATATAATGCATAATAGTGTAGTATCAAATATAGAATTAGGTGAAAAGTATTACATGGAACCAAAGCATGTATCTTTAATAAGGTACAAGACTCGATGGAAATTCATTTTTGATGAAGATGAGTTTAAAGGCTATATTCCTCCAAAGAGTCCTTTGACAAGTGGAAATAATCTTAATAATATTTTGAAAATACTGCACTTCGCATTAACAACAACTATATCTAATAAACGTATAGGGGAATTATTTAATGTGCATCCATCTGGGATTTCTAGGGTTAGAACTAGAAGTAAACCTGCATGGGTTGATGCACTAAATATTTACAAACAACAAAGTTCAGAGACTATCGAAAACCTGATGACACCATCAGAGTTAGTAGAGTACCGTCAAGCGATGGGAAGCGGAACCACTCCATAAGGAGTATGATATAGTCCAGCCTGTATAGAAATATACAGAAGTTCATAAGAGAACTGCTACGTATTAGCGTCACGTAGTGAATACAGCGAAGAGAAGAGAATATGCACTTCATTGGAAACTGTTACTTGTTCCGTACATTCATATCTGAGAATCCTGATATTTGGGATGATGAGTTGAAGTACGATATCTATCAGGGTATCCGTGAGATGGTAGCATATGAAGAAGCTCTAGTAGATTACTTTGATTATGCTCACATTGCCAACAGTGACTTGAAGCGTTACATTCAGTATCGTGCTGATATTGCTTTAAAGGAACTTGGTATGAAACCTAACTATAATACTACTGTCAACCCATTACCATACATGGATGATGTTGTAGGTACAGTGCTCACTGACTTCTTCAGTGGTCGTGTAACAACCTACAGCAAATCTGTAGATGGTGATTGGGAAGACATAGACTATAGTAAATGGAGCAGTGTATGACACCAAAAGAATACAGTAAGAAGTATGATGCTATTGCTACATCAGAAGCATCTGCTAAAGTGAAAGCTGAAGCACTTGCTAAACTGAATGAACAATACAAAGGCGTATACTTTAAAGCCATGCAGGTCATAATTGACTCTGCACCAGACCTACCTAAAGGAGATTAAGTGTCACCATCATTAGAAAAACAGTATACAGGTGTAGAAGATATTCTACTAGAACGAGGTAATCGTTATGGTAAGTTCTCAGGTCATGCAGAGCTTACTCAAGCATTGAAAGATGCTTTCATTAAGCACTCTAACAACTTCAGCAGACTTACTCCTGCCATGAGAGAATCCTTAGATATGATCTTCCATAAGATTGGTCGTATTGGTAACGGAGATCCTTTCTATGATGACTCATGGATTGACATTGCAGGCTATGCCCAGCTTGTAGTAGATGAACTTCATGGAGAAGGCAAATGAATAACCCTATTAAAACCATCTATAAGTTTAACTTGGAAGCAGGGCTTTTAGATCAAGGATATATTGATGAGAGAGAATGTGCTTATCCTATTGAGGAGATGCTTGAAGGGCTTGTTACTTCTGAGCTATCCCAATCATTAGGCATACCTGATGTAGGACCTAAAGGCATTTCTCGTCATATCATGCACTTAGTGTCAGTACCTATGGATATGAGAGAAGTAGAGAGATTAGATAAACATCTTGATGCTATTGTGTTTTGCTTTGGCTCTATTTTTAAATTAGGTCTTTCACCTCAGCAAGCAGCACATGCGCTTGAGATTGTTATGCAAGCTAATATGCAGAAACTTCATGCTGGCAAAGATGAGCAGGGTAAACAGCTTAAACCTGATTCATTTGTTGGACCAGAAGCTGAGCTACAGAAGATCCTTGATAAACGAGATACACTATAAGAATACTATAAGAAGGTAAATGGTATACTCCACTTACCTAAATGTATAAGGAAGTATTATGTGGATTAAAGGCTTTGAAGATAGATATGAAATAACTAGGGATGGTAGAGTTTTATTCCACAAGAATGGGAATGTTACAGAACGCAAACTAGTACCTGATAAAAATGGATATATGACTGTTAACATAAAACTTAATGGTAAAGTATTTTGTAAGAAGATACATCGTGAGGTAGGCAAAGCTTTCATACCACCTTTTGATGGAGAACATATCAATCATAAGAATGGTGTTAAGCATGACAACTCTGTAGACAATTTAGAATGGTGTTCTAACATAGATAATCTTAAACATATGAGAGATACAGGCCTGAAGCCTGTTGGTATAAAGTATAGTAATAATGCCACAGGATACTATGGTGTGTCCAATAAAAGTGGAAGATTTGTAGCTCGTGTTAGACGAGGTTCTAAAGAAGTGTATCTAGGTAGTTATGCTACACCTGAGGAAGCTTCAGCTGTAGTCCAGGAAATGCTTTTGAAAGAACTTAATGCTATATCTCCAGAAGTGGAAGTCACAACCAGCAGATTCCTTATATGAGCCAGACTATACTATCTGTCGATTATCTAAAGCAGTCTCTTAGGAGACTGTCATTAGAACATCCCAGCTCCCAGTAGTACTGATTCTAACGATATAGTCTCAGTAGGACTGTGGACTATACCATAGTATCCTCCAGCTTTAGTCACGATATTCTGATTTAGTACATTCAGATTTTCCACTCCCATTGCAGTCTCTACAGCATAGCTTCCCAGTGCACTTACAGGATGATATCTTAGTAGTCCTGCTATCACCTTCTGTACTCTCATCCAGTATGCTGGGAACATCAGGATACCATAGTCACTAAGTACTTTGATCTCTTTAGGAAGATTTGCTCTGTAGTCTATGAATGTATCATTTGCTAGAGCATATGCTTCTTCACTCGTATACTTTCGTCTGTTTCCTCTTGAACCACTTCTGGGATTCTCTCTTCCTATCAGATGTTTAGCCAGTGTATACTTTGCCATTACATCTCCCAGTACCATGTAGGCACTACCATATGCTGCAGCTTCTGATGCTGGACTTCCTAGGAATTCACTTACATATCTGCTCACACTTTCCTTATCATTCTTCTTATTCTTCAATCTCTCAGCTATCTCTACCAGTTCAGTTCCTACATCAGTACCTTTCATTTTAGAACTTGTACCTGCTGCTATCAGCCACTCATCCATTTGAGGACCAGTGTTTGCAAACCACTTGATAGCATCGAATAGCTTATTAGGATTACCTTTCTTATCATGTGTATACTTATCAATAACATTGTCTATATCTTTTTGTATACCACTGATAGTATCGAACTCTTTTATTACCAGATCTGTACTGTATGATTGTACGAATCCTGCATTGTATGCTTCATGGAAGTCCATTTCTTTCATGTCTGCTATATGCTTATCCAGAACATTCACTGCTTTCTTCTTAGCAGTCTCATTCTCTTTTGTCTTGTTCATTTCATATGTAGCATCTGCCATTCTAGCAGACATCTGTAGCTCTACCAGCTTACCTCTTGCTTTAGAGTATTCACCGTATGCTCTGTACCCATCTTTCATACCATAGTAGATCTCTGTAGGTGTCATGTCCATCATAGATAGTACTCCCACATTCGTTACAGTATCATTCAGTAGTTTCACTGGATTCATTACTACCATCTTCTGCTTAGCCAATATCACCATCTTCTTGAACATGTTCTCCCATCTTGCAGCATCTCTATTATCATTACCGAATATCTGTCCATTCTTATATCCCAGTAGTACTTCTGATACACCTCTCTTTACCAGAGATACTTTCTTGTTGAAGTTGTTGAATGTTGTCAGTCCTTCTGGAGTTCTATAGTATTGAGCTATCATAGGGTATTCTTTCTTTAGATCATCGAAGCTTTTGATATGCTTCAGTGAAGGAGCAGTATAGTCTATGTTGATGAATGGTTCTACTTCTGTTCTTTCACCTTTTAGACCTACTCTATCATTCTGCTTTAGTATTCTTTCCAGTTCTTTCATGCCGTTTTCATTCTTGATAGTTCTTGTACCATTCTCCAGTAGAGTTCTTCGTACTGCTTCTGATGCTATCAGATCTTTGTTATGGAGATATGTTCTGTATAGACTATGAGCAGCATTCTCTACCATATGTAGTTTCTCTGTCTTCATCTCTTTGCTCAGTAGCACTCTGAATCTTGATCCTTCTTGTACCATGCCATTATGGAATAACCATGACTCTCTTGCTTCATCACTGTTGAGTGTTCGTAGCTTATCCACTATAGGTTTGCTTTGATCTCTTGATAGCAGTGCACCATTGGAGTATCTGTTGAGTTCTAGCCCTACACCAGTATTGTATCCTGACTCATAGTTCTCTCTTGCTAGGATTCCTACAGTATCTTTTGTAGCTTCTTTTACTACTATCCACCCATTCTCACTTGAGTTATCACTTCTTCTCATCTCAGACAATGTTACTGCTTTGTACTCGAAGACTTTATCATGGATATCCATGCTATAGCTTCCATCATACATACCATGATATCCTGCATCATCAGAGTAGTTCATTCCTCTGTAGTCTACACCCTTCTCATTCAGCTCATCATTCATCTTCTTGTTGATCAATGCTAGAGACATCATCCAGTTTCTAGTATCAGTATCCATATCCTGTAGTAGCTTCTGACTTCCAGGGATTGTACTCATTGCTTTGAGTGTTGTATACAGCAGTGCTTCCTTGCTGAAGATTCCTGTAGCATACACATTCGTCTTATTGGCGGCAGTCTCACCTGTAGTCCAGTAGTTTGCTACATCATCCAGTTTTGATATGCTCTCAGCAGTCATCTTAGAGCTTACCTCTACCATTGCCTCTTTTATGGTGATCTTGCCTTCCAGAATATTATTGAACATTGTCTCATTCAATACCAGATTTGCTATGCCTGTATCAGCGAACATTCTATGGATCTTCTTCTGATCTCCTTTAGAGTATGTATCTTTCAGTAGTCTATCCAGCTTAGCCATATTCTCCAGTTCTTTCACTGATTCTTGCTGATACTGATTGGATAGCTTCAGTGCTTCTTTCACCACTTTATCTTTCACATCTCCTGCCAGTCCTAGAATATAGTGCATACGTTGAGCGAAGTCTCCACTGTAGAATCCATTACGTAGCATACTCACAGCAGTCTTATACAGCGCAGAGTTTCTCTTCATGTTGACATGTGCTTTCTTCAGAGGAGGACCCATATGCCCCACCATAGTATCACCCCAGATTATCATCCAGTCTGACATGAAGCTGTTACTCTTAGAGATAGTATCATTGATAGCATTATATGGTGCCATTATGATTCCACCATTATGATCAGTCTCCTTCACCATGTTAGCAGGAGAGAGCTTCTTAGTGCTCACAGTAGCATTCAGCTTAGCATTGTCATCTATAGACTGTATTGCACTCATGATTGTATCTGTATCCAGTTCTAGACTGTTGATATCTCCCAGATCTTTGAATGCTTTGTATGCTTTTATTATGAGATCTTTGATCACTTCCATTATAGTCTTCTGAGACGTTCCAAATTGTCCTAGAATAGCTTCAGATATCTTAGGCTCATTTGATAGTATAGATACTAGCTCAGCTGTCTGATACAGTCTCTTATGCTCAGGTTTCTTATAGGAGACTTTTGGGTCTAGGATATAGTCTATACGTGCCTGTACATCTGCTGATACCTTACCTTTCATAGATGGTAGTTTATTCAGCACTCTTCCTAAGTACTTCATTTCTATGCTATCAAGATTATGCTGCATCCATTGGAATTGAATAGCATGATCTACTTCATGTGCCAGTACTTCTACGAGTGTATTAGGAGTGAGTCCTTTCATGTTTCCTACAGTCACTTCACCATATGCTCCTGCAAACTCTTTTCCTATCTTTAATTGTACTCCTTCCTTTAATGCTTTCATTACCTTACCTAGAAGCTCTTTATGACTCTCATCTATAGGTAGTTCTTCAATCTTCTGTAGTGCTCCAAGTAGATCTCCATCTCTAATGTCTTTTCGTATTGGAGTCAGTAGTCTTTTGATTCCTTCTTTTGCTTCAGTATTTGTATTCTGGACTACTGTTTCTGCATCAGTCTCTACTTCAGTTTCAGTTCCCCATAGATCTACAGCATCCTTCTGCCCCAGTATGTTTGTCTTTACTGGAGATAGGAACTCTACCTTATTCTTCTTTAGCTCAGTGATCTTATCCTTTAGAGTCTGGATCTGTTTTGCTACAGCTTTAGAAGTATTGTCTTTATATACTTCCTCCACTTCATTCAGTGCAGCAGTGAGGTAGTCATAGTCCTTTGCCAGTTGTACCGTATATTTGTTGTATGCTTTCATGATACTCTTTGCTGTATTAGCATCTGAATAGAGTGCATCATGCACTGTCATGATTCCATCAGTATTACCTTTAGAAGCCATTACATCTCTCAATGTCAGTAGTAGTAGAGCAGCATCTGTAGCATGTTGTAGGTTGACGTTGAATGATGTCTTATTATTCAGCATCTTGTTCACTACTAGAAGTTCTTTGTCGATGTCTTTGAGAGTCATTGACTTGAGCTTCTGTATGGACATCTTCTCATTTGTTCCTAGTTCTGTACCCATTGCACTCTTGATAGTACCTTCCCACTTTCCACTCTTGTCCAGAAGAGTATACATATCATTCATCATCTTTCTGTACTCTTTGACATCACTGAAGGTATCTTCTAGAGTACGAACATAGTGATCACCAACAGTCTCACCGAAGAACTTTGATAGAGTCTCTATATCCTTTTGAGATACTTCTTTTATCATAGGCTGTAGCTTTCCTGTCACACTGCTGATCTTTGCTGTATCTGTTGTAGTATATTCTGTACCTAGTATCTCATTCACCCATTTCAGTGCAGGAGCATTACCATTGATAGCTGACTTCACCATATCCACTGCTATAGAGTTACCCATGCTGTGTCCTGTATTGTCCCCCTTCTGTCCGTAGAACCAGGGCATCATTGCATACTTCACCAGTTCACGTAGGAACTTATTAGCACCACCTTCTTTACCATTTGACATTACAGTAGTCAGTCTGTCCACTATAGGTTTGACCTCTTCATTGTATCTCATGGTATCATTAGCCACTGCTACATCTGATAGTATGTTGTATGGATCTTGTACTTCACCTTCTACAGCATACTTTCCTATACCTAGCTTCCCTAGTATCTTCTGGATAGATTCAAACCCTGAGATGTTCAATAGAGTATTTACCACACCACTTGCAGTAGCATCACTCTCTACCATGTATGATGTAGTCACTTTGTAGCCATCTGCTTTACTGATATCATGTACAGCTCTCAGTAGAGACAGTAGTTTGAATGGTGATCCTACATCGAACTTTCCTGATAGATACACCAGGTCTGCTAGAGATATTGTTCCATTCTTCCCTTTTATGCTCTCTATGACCTTACCCAGTTTACCAGTAGGATTCTTCACTTCATCTTCTGATATTCCCATCTCATCAGCCACATTTGCTACCAGTATGTTGAATGCATCCTCATTGGCTGTAGTGTACTCACCACCTGTCACCATCTGTCTTGCCATGTACTTATCACCTTGGAACTCCAGCACAGTCTGCAGTACATGTATACGTTCATTGATAGCACTTTCATAGTGGTAGTTGAATCCACCTTCTTCTGACATCATAGCTTCTATCTCATCCAGACTTTCAAGTACAGCTGCTAGGTTTCCAGTACGATTTATCTTTCGTCCTACTTCACTCATCTTAGTCAATGCTGAGTTTCCATCTACCAGTTGCAGTGCTTCTACTACATCCTTTTCTTCTGCTATGAGTTTGTCAATATCCTGATCATGCTTATCATATAGCTTCTTGAGATCTTTCAGTATACTCATTGCTTCTGGTTTGATCTTGTATTTCAGCTCACTGTACTGTTTTATGATGTCTTGGTGTTCTTTTGAGATCTTTACATCTTCAGCACCTTTTGACATTACTACAGCAGTCTGCCCTTCTGTAGCAGGTATTTCCACATTAGGAGGAGTGAACAGCTTACTGAATGTACTCACTGCATCTACCAATCTATTCTTATTCTTTCTACTGCCAGTACTCTCATTTGATGTTAGTGTCAATACTTTCATCATAGCTGTACGCTTCTTCTTATCAGCATACCTCATAGCAGGATTCATAGGATCACTCTCTACAATATTGTGCACTGGAAGATTCTCTTCAGTCTCTGTTACCATACCTAGATCTTGCATCAGCTGTATGATATGTTGACCTCTCTCAGCATACGCTTTAGCTACATCTTCTGCTGTACCTGTTAGCTTGAATCCGAATGCATTAGTGTATGCTTGTCCTATCTGGTTCACCAGCTGTAGCTTTCTTGCACCACTTGTCTTATGTTCCATACCATACTTGTTACTGATATCATACTCTGCAGTCTGACCACTTCTTATGTTGCTCATACCTATTGCTACAGCTCTTAGTACATTAGCCACAGTAGCTGTCTCACCATCTGGTAGAATATTAGACATAGCTTCTTGTGCTACATCCAGTTTACCTTCTATCTCTTTTGCTAGGTTCTGTATCTGTGTATGTTCTTGCTTACCGTATCCTAGCTTCTTTGCTATACGTTTCATGAATGTAGTATCTTTATTGTCTTTATCATATCCTTCTGCTACCACTTCATTGATCTTCTCATCAGTAGTACTCATAGGATCAAATAGCTTACCCTTCTTCTTTGAAGTCTCTGATACTCTTGTACCTTCTATTGGAGATACCTTTACTTTGGATGTTCTATCATTGAGCGTAGTGATCTTTGACATACCAGCTTTATGCAGTCTCTCTTGCTGCACCTCATCCAGTTGAGTATCTTCTTCTACTTGTACTTTAGACTCTTGTACTGTAGGTATAGTTTCCTCAGCAGTAGTAGACTCTACTTCTGTAGTTGTAGTAGGAGTCACTGCAGTATCCATTTTAGCTTTCCATCTATTAGTGTCTTCTATCATTTTAGACACAGTATCACTATATGCTTCAGTCTTTGGATCTAGCTCTTGAATCTTGTCTATATGATCATTGATACCTTCTGCTAGTTTCACATCTCTTTCACTCATGTCTTCAGTGATAGGTACTCGTCTTGAGTCTATATCAGCAGTGAATGCTTCTCTTTCAGCTTTAGCAGCATTTATATCTGCTACTTTACCAGTACGATAGTCTTTGGCTATAGAATCTAATCCTTTATTGGTGAGATCGGATACACTTGATACCACACCTGGTATAGTTGTTGCAGCAGCAGGTACACCCCCAGCTCCAAATCCTATCCCCATAGCTTCTAACCCTTGACGATGTTCTACATCAGACAGCTCAGTATTCAATTTATTGACATCAGAAGCTTTACCTTCTCCTATAGTTTGAGCATATTCAGTAGCACCTTCTACTCCAGCCTTACCAAGAAATTCTCCTCCTTTTAACCCTATAGTAGCAAGAGTGCCTCCAAACTGTTTGAGTACCGCATTCTTTACATCAGGGGTCATAGCATTGATTGTTTTTATTAGAGTATCTTTAGCAGGTTCTGATATTTTAACAGCACCCATAGATACTTTATCTCCAAGTCTATCCAAATATGTGGATACTACAGATATTCCAGTTGCTATTCCTTTTTCGGCTACAGTAGCTTCTCTGCCTTGTGCTTGAGCACTCTGCTCTAAATCATATACAGCTGCATTAGCGTTAGAAGTAGCTGTAGCAGCAAATCCTATAGGTGTCCACATAGCAGCCATTTCTGGTGCACTCTGTACAAAAGCAGTAGCCATACCTTCAGGATTTGATAGTACATTTCTTACAGCAGTGAAGTACTCACCTTTTTGAACATCATCAGCGAACTGACTCCCCATTTTACGTACTGTTTCTGGATTATACCCTACTACTTTATCAAATAGTCCAGACTTTCTAGACTGTGCCTGTTCTTGCTGCAGTTGTATAGCTTCATTTGAAATGAAGTCTCCAACAGCTCTTGTACCTTTAGTAAAGAGTTTACCGAGAGTGTCCATACCACTACCAGGAACTGTATGTTTTGCATCAAAGTTCTCTTGCATGTCTCCTACTGCGGATATGCTATCACCTAGAACTTCACCACCTTTTCCTATTAGCTGAGCACCTTTAGAGAATAGGTTAAGTGCACCACTTCCAGCAGCTTTAGGGAGATTCAGTAGATCACCTCCACCATTCAATTCTTCATTACGCTTACGGAGTTCTGCTATTGAAGGAGAAGAGTATGAGGTATTTTGATAGGGAGTAGGAGAGGTACTTGATATAGCATCTCCAGTTGCATTTGTATGTTCACTGAGTATTCTATTTATTTTAAGCTCATCTCCTTGTGCATTTTCTAATGCAATATCTCTCTGAGTGTCCAACTGTCTTAGCTGTTGCTCTAATGGTACTTTTGGTGCACCCATCATCTCTAACAGTTTTGTATCTTTTCTTTGTAGTAGGTTTTGTGCTTTGGATGAGGAATTGTTTGTATTGGTGAAGTCTTCTAGGAGTCCCATATGCTATACCTTTGTGTATTGATTATAGCATTATAGCATATGGTAGTTGTTTATTTTTTCAGTATAGTACCTGTATATCCAAGATCTAATAGTCTATCATTTACATCTTTGACATATACAGCATCAGTAACCCCTTTAGAAGCCACATCCTCTACAACACCAATTGCTGCATCTGGACTTATATTAGGGTTTGCTTTTAGAACAACTTCTGCCATACTGAGTATTTTAGATGCATCGTATCCTCCCCATCTATCCTGCATAGTTTTTAGCATACCTCCACTGTACACACTCTTTTGAGTCTTACTTGTTCTATCCCTATTAGGTATGAAGTCACTGAGAGTCCCAAGTTGTAGTGCATCAGTACCGTATTTACCTGATACAGCAGCTTCCATTCTAGGACTATTTATATTGACTTGTGATTTATATGCAATTTTAGAAGGATCATTTGTATATTGACCTTTACTGTCATAACCTACAGTTACTGTATATGGCTGAAACTTAGGGGCTTTATCAACTTCTAGTGCTTTCCTTCTTAACCCTAGTTCTTGCTTTTTAAACCCAACTTCTGTACCAAACTTCTCTTTATCCCATGCCATTAGTGAGTCTTGTTGGATCTTCTTATCTAAGTCAGAGAGTATCATATCCTTTCTAGCCTGAGCTTCTTTCATATCTGGAGCAGCTTGTAGAATTTTATCTACAACTTCACCTGTAGTAGGATCTATAGTTTGTATGGTTTTTTCCATTGGTCCTTGATCTATACTTACATTTCCAATGAAGTTCTTCTGCATAGTTGGAGATGCTTCGTACTGTTTAACAGCTTTTGCTTGTAGCCCTAAAACATCTGCTTTAGGGTTCTTATTATATGCTGCTAGGATTTGATCTGCTTGTTGGGGTGTCACCACATTTGATCTCGCTGCGTTGAGGTACTCACTTGCTTTTGCTTGAGCTTCATCTGTAGCTAATTCTTGCACATACTTTTGTGCTTCTCTATCAGCCTGTAGACCTGCTCTTGTATTTGCCATCTCTTGTAGAGAGAATTGCTTATCCCATTGAGCATCTTGCTTTGCTTCTCTAGCTAGTTTATCCTTACGCTCTTGTTCCTGTTTTAACCCTTGCATGTATTGATTTGCTACATTACCTACTTGGTTGAAGTTCTCAGTAGCAGTATTCATGCTTTGAGCACTACCACTGAAGTTAGGCATTATATTATTCCATTGTGTTGGTATCGGCATGATGATCCTTTATATTGTCTCTCGTACTTTAGATGCATCCATCTGTGCTTGTCTTGCAGCTCTAGCTGTAGCATCCATTGTATTACCTGCTAGACCCATACCTACTTCACCTGCATTCTGTATCTGATTATTAGCCAGCTTAGCTTGGTTAGCATAGTTTGCAGTGGTAGCTGCTTTCTCAAATCCGAACTTATCTCTTGCCATCTTTAGGTTCTCTCTGCCTAGTGTGTAGTTGTTGTAGGCATTGAATGCATTTACACCTAGATTAGCTAGACCCATGTAGTCTCCCATGCCACCAGCTCCTGAACCTTCAGAACCTTGTGTTGGATTGTTGATAGCATCATACACAGCAGCTCCTTCAGCTCCTTGCAGATATTGAGGGTCAATAGCTAGACTGCCTTGTGTGCCATCTGTATTAGTAAACATGTAGTTATTACCTTCTAATCCTCTCTTATTACCAAAACCAGTACCTAGATACTTATTAGCAGTTGCTTGCCATCCTGTTGCACCTTGTGGTGCTGTTGCTAGTCCATTAGTTTGAGTATTAGCCACTGTTGGTACTGTGGTATTCAGACCATACTCACCTGATACTAGGTTACTAGCTCTAGGCTGGCTAGCAGTTCTCATATTACCAGGAAGTTCTAGTGCTAATGCATTGTTACCTTGTATTGCTTTTATCCGTTGGATAGGAGTCATTCCTGCTAGTCCTGCCATAATTATATCCTCACTTTATATTTACATTAAAGCTATTAGCTATTTAGCTTTTCGATATTATATCATACTATCTAGCCTATGCTTAGTACATTCACTTTATAGTGTTGATCATAGTCATATATGTTTGTATTCATCTTCATTGACTTTACTAGATCCCAGTTGCACATGAAGTCTACGCTTGCTCTATATCGTTGTAGCTCAAATCCTTCTATGTATGCTTTAGCTTCTTGCATTCTAGATAATCTTTGTACTTCCTCTGTACTGAGTACACTTGCTATCATATCAGTATACTCATTCAGTTTATCTTCTGCTTCCTTTGCTTTCTCCAAGAAGTTCTGTGATTCCATTGCTAGTGCTGAGAATCCTCCTTCTAGTATTGAGTCTGCATATTGTGTTACTGCAGTCAGTAGTAGATCTGCTGAGAACACTACGGTTTTTAGCATATCCCCATTGAATTGGTTTGTGTATACTGCTACTATCACAGCTACTACTACTATCAGTGCTTTTAGGTAGGGATTGTCTACTGCAGCCAGTAGCATCTGTAGTGCATAGCCTATTGCCATTCCTATCAGTAGACCCTCTACTGCTGTCATGAATGCTGCTGATGTTGCTCCACCTGTGTACCATGTAAATATGAATATTACTATTGCTACAATTACTACTACAACTTGTATCAGGTTGAAGAATGCTTCCGTCTGGTAGTAGTCTAGATGCTGTATATCAGCAGCGTATGTTACCATTCTCAGTATCTGTGGGAATACTACTCCCTGCTCTATTGGTGTCAGCTTGTTCAGGAAGTATATGCTCAGTGGTATTACTATCGTATTGTCAGGAGATAGTACTTTGAATACTGTATCATACATTGCACCTTTGGTGATCAGTGTTATTGCTGACACATTATATACTCTGTATTCTACATAGTATGAGCTAGTCACTTGCTTTCGTACCCATGCATAGTATCTATACTTAGTCTCTGTATCTATTACATTACCTTCCTCATCTGGCACATCCTCTACTATTGCTATATCCCCTATACCACCTTCATACGTTCCTACTGGTACTCCAGTTCTTGATACTGTTAGACGTTCTTGTTCATCCCATGATATTGATGAGTTGTAGTTTCCTTCTTGTACTCGTATGGTATGCACACCATCTGTTACTAGAGTTGGATCATCATAGATATACTCCATTGTTGCATATATCAGTTCTGCTTGGATTGGGTCATTGCTTCCTAGTTCTGCTCCGAAGTACACATATGCTGCTGCTATACCATCCACATTTGGATTGCTGTCTATGCTTTCACACATTGTATCTACATCTATGCCTATGAATCCTAGTATCTCTTTTGATTGCTTGTACCTAGTACTTTCTTTGTCTGCTGTGATTGATGTAGCATTACTTCGTAGTTCTACTATTGGTAGCATATCAAGGTCAGTGAGGTAGTTTCTTGCATTGTCTAGAGCTGCATTTCCTGATCCTACGAAGTATATCCAGTAGTACTCATCACTGCTTCCTACGATTGTGTAGTGTGCTACATATGCTAGATTTGGTAAGAAGTCATCTACATATAACAGTGTTGTTCCCACCACTATGTTTGTAGTTACTACATTTGTACTGTTTGAGACTGTCCCGATTGGTACTACAACATCAGTTGTATTTGTTGTTGTGCTGATTATACCCTCATATGCTGTAACTATTGTTTCTACTACTGTATGCACATTATCTGTTGTAGCGTCTATGTTTGTTACTGTCACAGTTGTTGTCACTGTCTGTATGCATTCTCTGCCTATCTCCACATCATACTTACCTGTACCATAGTTATATGTACTTGAGAATACCATGTATCTCACACCAGTATATATCAGTATTCCTGTGGTAGGATTATAGTCATGTGTGAATGTCAGATTGTATCCTACCCATTCTGTCTCTGTTGGTACTCTCATTGATAGTGATGTCACAGTTATGTTCTCGCCAGTATCAGTCTCTATTGCTAACTCTACCACACTCTCATCTATGTTTACAGTATTGACAGTCGTAGTAGGTTCACCATCTAGGAATGTACTCTTACCATAACTTGAGTATTTATTCATTGATCCTCTTACACCTTGTGACTTTACAGCTAGTAGGTCTATGATTCCCTTCTGAGTTCTTTGGTGTTCTATTGCTACTTGTGTCATGAGGTTCTTGTAGAAGTCCTGGTCTTGTATCAGTAGCTGATCTTGCATCTGTACTGTTATGACATCTTCTTCTTCTATGCCTAACCATCCTAGTGTTATACCTATCTGATCACTCATGAATGATTCACACTCATCACACAGGTATGCTAGTATCAGTGCCTCACCTGGAAACATGTTGATGAGTATGATTGTTGTTATAGCTACGAAGTCTTCTAGTGTATCTTCCACTACATCTACTACTGCTCCCATTATAGTTCCTCTATCTCTAGGTATCTGAAAGCTCTTGTACCTTTTGGTACTATTGTATTCTTCACTATTACTAGTGGTGCTTCTTTAACATGATATGCTTTTATGCTTGCTTCTGTTGCTAGTGATAGGAAGTATTTAATACTGCCTTTGTAAGGCATTACGTATATCTTATGTGCATCATTAATTTCAAACATTGTCTTTAGTAGTATCATCATACCTACTGTATCATTCTTGCAGTATATGCAGGATCCTTCATATTTACCCTCATGGACTCTGTTGTACATGATTCCTACTGTTGCACCGTTCTTCTTTATATGGTATGCTAGTCCTTGGTCTATTGCTTCATGCATTCTAGCACTATATTCATCTACATTCTCTATCTCAGCATCTGC